TTTATATTTGTAATAACTAAATTGTTTATTTAATAAACGGAGATAATATGGCAGAAAGAATTGTATCACCTGGAGTATTTACGAGAGAAAATGACCTTTCGTTCTTAGCACAAGGGGTTGGAGAAATCGGAGCAGCGTTCATTGGACCTTTCAAACAAGGTACAGCGTTTGTTCCCACAGTAGTTCGAACTCAAAGTGAGTTTGAAGATAAATTTGGTACACCTGATGGTACTTACTATACAGAGTATGCAGTGCAGAACTATTTAAGGGAAGCAGGAAGTGCAACTATTGTTAGAGTAGCAGGTGTAGATGGTTATAGTCAAGTAGCACCTATTGGTATTGCAGTAACTGGTTCAGCTGGATTGAAATTAATTTCAACACTTCACTCAACACATAATGGTGATGAAGAAGTTGGATTTGGTGGATTTAGTATAGCTGATGGAAGTGCAACAGGTTCATTTGTTGTTAGTGGTAGTGGAATCGGAGAAATATCTTCTTCTTTAGACTCAACTGATAATAACGATGTAACTGATGTATTCGGTTCTAATCCAAGAGGTTCGAAAGATGCATATACATATTCTTACTTTAAGAATGCATATGATGGAATAACTTCTAAAAATGAAGTTCAAGCAGTTGTATTACCAACTCAAGACTTTTCTTACGATGCTAGTACGGCACACACACCATATGTAAAATCACAATTAATCTCCGGTGAAAGATATGACCTATTTAAGTTCTATACTTTAGGACATGGTAATGGTGAAAATAAAAGATTTAAGATTTCTATATCTGGTGTTAAGGCAGCAGGTGAAGATGGAGGAACTGATTACTCAGTATTTAGTGTAACTGTTCGTTCTTATAATGATACTGATAAAAGAAAAGTAGTATTAGAATCTTTCAATAATGTAAATCTAGACCCAGGTTCTGCAAATTATATTGCAAGAGTAATTGGTGATAGATGGAGTACTATTGATTCAAATGGTAAGATTACCGAAAATGGTGATTGGATAAACAACTCTAAGTATATTAGAGTAGAAGTAGGAGAGCAAGGTTCTTATCCTGTATCTGCTGCACCATTTGGACATGGAGCTTATTCTAACCCAATTAAAGCAACTGATGAAACTATTGTTCCTTCAGCTGTATTCCAAACTACTTCAATTGCTAACACAACTGGTAACCCACAATTTTATGCTGGATTTGATTTTGAATCAATTGGTGTAAAAGATGATAACGCTAACTATATGAAACCTCTACCTGAAAGTGTAGGAGTTGGTTCAAACGTAGTATTTGGATTTGATGGAAATGTAAGTGGAGTTGGTTTAACACTAGAAATGACTGGTTCGGCAACTGAGGATATGATTAAGAGACAATTCTCTTTAGGTTTTCAAGGTGGTTTTGATGGAATGAGCCCGAATAGAGAAATCGCTTTAGGTTCTTCAATCTCTGCTGGAAATTCGCAAGGATTTGATTTAACTGATTCAACTAAGTTTGGTTCTAAAGCATACGCTAAAGCTGTGAACGCAGTTTCAAACGCTGATGAGTATGATATTAATATGGTAGTAACACCGGGTATTGTAAGAAGATTACACCCAGCAGTTACAACTGATGTATTAGATATGGTAGAAGCTAGACAAGATTGTTTCTATATTTCTGATTTAACTGGAGTAAACGATACAATATCGCAAGTAACTACTCAGGCTAACTCAATTGATTCGAACTATATAGGTTCTTATTATCCTTGGGTTAAGACTGTAGATTCAAATACAAACAAACTAATCTCAGTTCCACCTTCAGTATTACTACCCGCAGTATATGCAGCAAATGACGCTATTGCAGCTGAATGGTTCGCACCTGCTGGTTTGAATAGAGGAGGTATTATAGGAGCAGTTAGTGTACTAAATAGGTTAACACACTCTGAAAGAGATACTTTATATGAAAACAAAGTAAATCCAATCGCTTCTTTCCCTGGACAAGGTATTGTAGCATTCGGACAGAAAACGTTGCAAGATAAAGCATCAGCACTTGATAGAATTAATGTTAGAAGATTATTAATCAACGTTAAGAAGTTTGTAGCATCTACATCTAGATTCTTAGTATTTGAACAAAATACGGCTCAGACAAGAGGTAGATTCATTAATACTGTACAACCTTATTTAGAAGGAATACAACAAAGACAAGGATTGTACGCATTTAAAGTAGTTATGGATGAATCTAACAACGGACCTGATGTAGTTGATAGAAACATACTTGCTGGACAGATATTCTTACAACCGGCTAAGACAGCTGAATTCATTGTAATTGATTTCAACATCTTACCAACTGGAGCATCGTTCTCAGCATAAACAAAAAAAATGAATAACTAATATTTATTAGTATAAAAGGGAAAATAAAAAAATGGCAGAAGTATTAGAATTTAACGAAATGATGTTCACCAACTTCGAACCGAAGAAGAAGAACAGGTATATAATGGAGATTGATGGAATTCAATCATACCTTATAAAAGCTGCAAGTAGACCTTCAATAAACTTTGAGACGGTGAAATTAGACCACCTCAACACTTATAGAAAACTACAAGGTAAGGGAGAATGGCAAGATATTACAATAACAATGTATGACCCAATCGTACCTTCAGGCGCTCAACAAGTAATGGAATGGGTAAGAGTAGGGTATGAATCAATTACTGGTAGAGCTGGTTATGCAGATTTCTACAAAAAGGATATTGATTTCTATATGTTAGGACCTGTTGGAGATAAAATCGAACAATGGAAGTTGAAAGGTGCATTTATTACATCTGCAAACTTTAATGATTTATCGTATGAATCTAATGATGTAGCTGATATCGAATTAACCCTTTCTTACGATTACGCAATATTAGAATTTTAAGATATTATTCACTACTATCTATATTTTGAAAAGGTTCTCTTAGTGAGAACCTTTTTTATTTTATAACTTTTCGTTTTCGATATACTTATATATACAACTAATAAAGGTTAAATTATGAGCGAAAAACAATTCGATTTCCCAACGGAAGTAATTGACTTACCATCAGAAGGTAAAGTTTATCCATTGGACAACCCACTCTCATCAGGAAAAGTAACATTAAAATATATGACTGCAAAGGAAGAGGATATTTTATCTTCACAAAATCTTATTAAGAGAGGTATTGTGTTAGATAAGTTATTTGAATCTATCATTGTTGATGATGTTAATATTGATGATATCACTATTGGTGATAAAAATGCAATAATACTTGCAACTAGAGTATTAGGTTATGGACCTGAATATCCAATGAATTTTTATTCAGCACACTTAGGTGAAGAAACTGAAGCTATTGTACATTTATCAAAAGTAAAAACAAAAGAAGTTGATTTATCTTCATTTAATAATAAAAATGAGTTTGATTTTGAAACACCAACTAAAGGAGATAAGTTAAAATTTAAGTTATTGACTCATGGTGATGAAAAAGCAATTGAAAAAGATATTGCAGCATTAGAAAAGTTTAACAAAGATGCATCCTTTGATATTACTACAAGACTAAAATATATGATTATATCCGTTAATGATAACTCAGATGTTGGGTTCATTAATAAATACGCATCTAATATGTTAGTTAGAGATAGTAGAGCATTTAGGAACTATGTCAAGAAAATCCAACCTGACATGGATATGGTTTATACACATAAGCACTCAGATGGTGAAAAGGAGGAGGTGCCTATTACATTGGGCATAAACTTTTTTTGGCCTGGGGAAGAATCATAGTTCTTTATTGCACAACCAAATATTTGAGTTGTGTTACTATGGTAATGGATTTATTCAGTTCGATGTATATAAAATGCCAACCTACCTTAGAAACTTCTATTACAATAAACTAATAGAAGCTAAGAAAGAGGAAAAGAAGGCAAACGAAAAAGCAAACAAAAATATAAAACCTCCATCAAAAGTTAGGGTAAGGAAGTAATGACTTCAATATCCTAACTTTTTCTATTTTACAATATTTATAGTTGTACAATTGAATAATATATACAATTATGGCACGATACAAAATTTCAAAAGGAAATCTTAAAGAGTTTTTCGGTCTTTTTAAAAGTAATAAACCAAAGGATAGGGAGGCTATTGATAAAATGATAGCAAAACATCCTGGTCTTATAGCTATTGATAAAGAATTAGCTAGATTAAACAAAAAAGCCGGTAAAATAATATCAAAAGATAAAGATTATCAAAACTTCTTAAAAAGAAATAATATTGATATAAAGAATACATTTAAATAATATTAAAAAATTAAATGGCTGACCAGAAGGATTTAAACGAACAACTCAGAATAGAAAAGGAGTTACTTACCTTACAAAAACAAAGACAGAGTATAGGTAAAGACCTAAATGCGTCTGAACTACAAAGTTTATCCAATGCAAAGCAGGAAATAAAAGCATTAAAATCTTTAGTAGCTGGAGAAAATGCTCGTTTAAAAGAATTTCAATCATTTGCATCAGAATTTAGAAAATTATCACAACCAGCAAAAGACCAATTAAAAACAGGAGCACAAAATGCAAAGCAATTTGAAAACTTAGCAAGAGTTGCATCGAGACAAGCTGGTATTGAAGCAAGAACTACTGGAATAGTTTCTCAAAATGCTGAAATGAGGAAGGAAGCAGCTAGAGCAGGAAAAGACCAATTAGTAGGACAAGCATCTGCAGCAGGTCAAGCTATGGATGATTTAAAAGGTATTTCTTCCTATGAAAGAGAACGATTAGATTTAGAAGCTCAGAGAAGTATATTGGGTAATGAAACTACGGATGCTCTTATAGATGCCAATCTATATACTGAGCAATTGAATATGAAAACCGATATACTTACGGATATGATGGGTAATCTACCTGGTCCAATTCAAAAAATGATTGGATTTGCTAGAAGTTTTGGAACTGCATTAAAAGCTGGAATGGGTCCATTATTTTTAATAGGAGCATTAGTAGCCGCAGCACTAAAGTCATTTACTGATTTAGATTCAGCCGCTAGAGATTTTAGAGATACAACTGGTATGACTAATTCTCAAATGGAGGGTATAAAAGACCAAGCAAATAGTTTAACACAACAATTTTCAAGTGCTGGTGTAAATGCTGAAAAGGTATTTAATACCGTTGCTGCACTAAAATCAGAATTTAGTGATATAACATCTTTTGGTGATGAAGTTGTAGCTAGTATAACATTATTAAATACCAACTTTGGAGTATCATCAGAGTCTGCTGCTAAAGTACAGGGTGTATTTGAACAAATAGGAGGATTATCCTCAGAAACTGCAGCTAGTGTTCAAATGCAGGTAGCACAAATGTCTAATTTAGCTGGTGTAGCTCCTGCTAAGGTATTTGAAGATATTGCTGAAAGTGCTGAGATAGCATCAACTTTATTTCAAGGTGATGTTGAATCTTTAACAAAAGCAGCAATTGAAGCACGTAGGTTAGGAAGTAACTTAAAATCAGTAGCAGCAACATCAGAACATCTTCTAGATTTCCAAGGTAATATAGGTGATGAGTTAGTAGCAGCAACATTCGTTGGTGGACAATTTAGTTTAACACAAGCTCGTTCATTAGCTGCAGCCGGTAAGCATGTAGATGCACAAAAAGAAGTTTTAAGACAACTTCAAAGAAGTGGTGATTTTAGAAAGAAAGATTATTTCACACAACAACAAATGGCTAAAGCAGCCGGTATGAGTGTTGAAGATATCAACAAACAATTAAATGCACAAGAAAAATTAAACTCATTATCATCAGAACAAAAAAAACTTGCACAAGATGCTATTTCTCAAGGATTAGATATATCTGATATAAATAAAGACCAACTAGCATCTCAGGTTAATCAATTTACTAAACAAAAGGAAATGAAAGGTCAAGTAGAAGCATTAAGTGCTGCATTTGAAGGAATAGCTGCAACTATTGGTTCATCACTAACACCTTTATTAGAGGGATTGATGCCTATAATGAGTTTCTTATTATTACCTGTTCAAGCCATAGCAACTGGATTTGGACTTGTAGTTAATTATTTGAAAGAAAATATTCCCCTTTTGGTAACATTAGGAACATTAGCTGGTGTATTCTATGCAAAATCCATAGCAGGAGCTGTTGCTAATATTTTTAGTTCATTTTCTAAGATACCATTCGGAATAGGTATTCCATTAGCTATTGCAGCTAGTATAGGTGCAGTATCTATGGCTAAAAACGCAATGACTACAGCAGATGATATGAGTGGTGTACCCACTGGATATGGTAACACTATGGTTACTACTGCTGGTAAGGGAACAATTGCATTAAATAATAATGATTCATTTGTAGCTGGTACTAATTTAGGACAAGGTGGTGGAAATGATGCTAAAATGGATATGCTTATAGCTGCTGTTAAACAGACTAAGGATGTTTATATGGATGGAAGAAGAGTTACATCAAGAGTTGCAAGTAGTGTTGAGAAATCAACTAAAAACCAATATGGATTCGGATAAGATATGCCTACATTAATAGAATTATTTTCAAATAGACAACTACCATCACAAGGTGGACAGACTGCAAAAGAGGCTTATGATATAAGGGATGCTAATAAGATTCAATTATCATCAAATTCTCCAGTAATAAATGGAACTACTATGAAACTTGTGAATAAACTCAGAAGTAGTAATAATAGTCCATTATCTGAAACTGTATTAGAACAAGAGGTAACTGGTGTTAGAGTATTAGGAACACTTTCACAACCATTATTATATGGAGCTGAATTAGGTAGACTTGTTACTAGAACTACTGCACCATTAGGTGAAATGAAATTGGATACAAGTGGATTACTACCATCAGGCCCTATTGGTAAGGTATTTAAATCAGTTAGAACATTTGCAACTAAAACATTAGGTATTCCAACATTGGTGACACCAACATATACAAAAAACTTTTCAGACCCAATAAACGGTAGTTTAGAAAAAACAAACAATATACAAAAAGATTATGAAACAGTCTTAGATACAATTAAAAAAAGTGGTAATGGTTCATTACTGGGTAGATTACTAAAAGGTGGATTAGGTTCATTGAATAACCCCAATGAATTAAAAGCAAAAGTAATTGGAGAGGCATTAAAATTTGGAAAAGGTTTATTAAGAAAAAAACTAATTGGTGGTGGTGGAAAGCCATCTGAAAATAACTTTGACTTTGAAACAAATGGTGATTACGAAAAAGGTGTTAAGGTAGTAAGAAACTATGGCCCTAAAAAAGATAACTTATCATTTAGTGCTAGTGGTCTATTATCGCAGGCAAGTATTTTAGGAAAGACATCGGGTAATTATTTTGATGCAGATGGAGCAACATACTCATCATTTTTTAAACCAAAAATAAATATAGAATTCAAAGGAGGCTCAACAATTGGTGGAGCATTCATACCTTTTATTTCATTTACAACACAAACAAAGGCTAATGAAGTAGAAGAAAATTTAGATTTTGGTCTTGCAAAACAATCACCATTTCCAACACTAAATGTGAATAGGGATGGTGAAGGAAAAATAATTAAATATTCATCTGAACTTCCAATTAGAAAAGCAAAATTATCTAAATTTGAAAAACAAAAAAAATTAGATACAATAAAAAACTTAGATACAATTACAAACACTCGTTATAATCCATCTTCATTTGGAATCTCTCTAAATAAAAAGTCACCATATGAGATTAAAGAAGATGATACATCAGTAGATGATTTAGATAGTATAGTTCTTAAATTTGAATCAGTAAAACAAAACAAAGCAGTAAACTTCGTATCAACTATTACTGGATTAGGTGAATCGTTTTCACCTGGTTGGAGTTCTAATAAATTTATTGGTAACCCATTTAACTTTTACACATATGAGGGAATGGAAAGAAGTGTATCTTTTTCATTTAAGGTATTTTCATTAAATCCAGAAGAACATAAAATAGCATGGGATAAATTGAATTTTCTAACATCATTAGTATATCCACAATCATATGAAGGTGAAGCCGGTTATATTGCTGCTCCATTTTTAAAACTGACAATTGGTGATATGTATAAAAGGAAAGAAGGGTTTATAGAATCGCTATCATATGGTATAGATGATTCTACTCCTTGGAATACTGAAGATGAGTATGAATCACTTGGGGGTACGATAGATACGAAAGGATATAGATTACCAAGAATCATAAATGTAGAAACTACATTTAAATTTATAGAAACTAGGAACAATACCGAAACAGGAAAATATCCATTTACATTGGAATCTCAAAGTGAAACTACAACAACTTAATAATGGCAAGTAGATATACAAATAACGAAACTAAAAAGTTAAACGATGGTAGAAACGTATATCGTTCTAGGATATATCCAGAAATACCAGTAAGTGATAATGATATTTATGTAGCATCTGAAACAGGTGATAGATTGGATACTCTTGCTTATCAATATTATAATAACTCTTCATATTGGTGGATAATTGCATCTGCTAATAATATACACAATGCACCATTTGGTTTAAAAGATGGTACAATTTTAAGAATACCTCAAAACTACATAGAAATTGTTAATAAATTTAAAAATTAATGTGGCCAAAGTTATCTAACATAAATGGTGAAATATTTAAAAAGATTGCCGATAGAAATAATTTAGAAGCTTCTAAATTAAATTGTTGGGTAAGATTATTTAGCGGAGTAGGTAATGGATTAATAATGGTATCTAATCCAGATACAAAACTATTCGCTGCAGCAGGAGAAGGTGGGATATATGGTTTTGCTGGAAATGCAACTGAAAGTGGATATAGTGGTGAATTGGGTAAAGATTGGACAGGTAAATCGGTAAATCCAGAAGTAGGTAGAAGTTTAAGACCATCACCGATGGTTACTTCATTACAATTTAGTGAAGGTGAAGACCAAATTTCAAGAAGTGGTAAAATATCACTTAAAGTATTTTCATTAGAACAAATGGAACTTATCCAACAATACTTTATGGAACCTGGTTATAATGTATTTGTGGAATGGGGTTGGAATACAGAAGAAGGTGCTAGTGGGTTAATAGATACAAGTAAACCTAATAAAATTCCGAGTTTTGCATCTGGTGGAAATCTAATACAATCTCAAATTAGAAATAAAGCATTAAATACCAATGGTGATTACGATAATATGTTAGGATTTATTGTAGGTGGTGCTATTGGAAATGATGGAGAAAATTTTAGTGTAGAAATTGAACTAAGAGGAACACCTGAATTACCATCTTACTTACAGCAACAAAATGTAATTTTTTCAACAATTGAATCAACTGGAGTTATTTATCCAATACAAGGTTCGAATGGTTACAATGCAGGAGACTTAACAAAAACTAAATTAAAAGGAGAAGGTCAAAACCAAACAGATGAAGAAGCATTGGCAAGAAGATTTGCAAATATGTTTAATGAATTACCATCACATAGACAAACTGATGACGTAAAAAAACTTAAAGACTCTTACACCATAGCAGATTTTATAAATTGTGATAGTTTAATTACTCAAAATATAGATGCTTGGGTTAAAGATACAACTTGGTTGGGTCAAGAGAAAAAGCTTGAGGTTTCAACCGAGGCTGGTAGTATTGAAATAGAGAGAAAAAAACTATTCTCTAACCACAAATATATAAGGTTTGAAAAAGCAATCGATATAATCCAAGCTAGTGGATTGACTAGTTATACAGTAGGAGACAAAGACCACGAATGTAGTATTAATATAAAAGATTCTAAAATAGGTGCATTTCCATTAATATTTTCAACAAAACCTGAATCTTTATTGATATCTGGCCAACTTCCTGATTTTAAAAAATATTTTCTTCAAAAAGAACAACCAAACTATTCACAAGTTACCAATCCATCTGTTGATAATCGAATTAAATACAGTTCCATGTCATCATCTTCTGGAATATCATTTGTACAATATAATGATATAACTACATCAAACGATGGCCATACCGAAAAAGCAAGATATTGGGGATATTTAAAAAATCTATATGTAAATGTAGATATGATGGTTGATAAGATTGTATCTAAAAATAGAAACATTAGAGAAGTATTATATGATATTTTAAATGAGTTATCTTCAGCTGTAAATTCTTTTTGGGATTTTCAAATAGTAGAGGGTAAAGATAAAAACGATAAATTGGTATTAACGGTGATTGATAGAAATTGGGTTGGAGAACGTCCAGGTAAACCAAAAGAATTTTATCATAATGGTGAACAATCTAGATTCTTAACTTCAACACTAACTATTGATATTCCTGGTGAAATGACAAGTCAAATTGTTAGTACACGATTAGGTGCATCTGTTAAAAAAGATGGACCAAGTGTGGAAACTGGTAATTCTAGTAGAAAAAGATTTTTTTCAAACAAAACAGATAGATTTATGACGGGACTAACTGTAAGAAATGAATCAACTTCTAAAAGCCCTCCTAATTTGGATACGGATGCAGGAAAAAAACAAAGAATTGAAGAAATTGATGCAGCAATAATAGATTTAAAATCCGAAGCAGCAACAAAGCATATCAGAGGTGTTTATACTACATATTATGATAAAGATGGTAAGTCAATTTATCAAGAGATTGAGAGAACCGTAACAGGTGGAACTAAAACAGAAACTCGCTACTTCAACGAAGCTAGAAAGTTAGAAAAAGAAAAGAAAGGAATCATAGAAAAGCAAGAAAAACAAAAAGAATCAAATGTCACTAGTAGTGTAGATAAAATAGATATAGTTCCAAATCCAACGGTTGTAAATGATATGAAAGATGTAATTTCATCAGATACTTTAATACAAGGTGGTACAGAAACAAAAAAAGGCTCTGCTCAAATATTTGATGAAAATTTTAAAATTTATACATTTAGAGATACTAATTTATTTGATATAATTAAAAACAATGCATTTAACGGAAAATCTACCGGTAGATTATCTCATCCATTACCTATTAAGTATTCATTTACTATATTGGGTACAAGTGGTATAAGAAGAGGAGATATGTTTAATATAGTAGGAATACCTGAAAAATATAGAAAATATGGATTATTCCAAGTAAATTCAGTTGAGCATTCAATTGAAGGGATGAAATGGGAAACAACAATCGAAGGATTATATAGACAAACACAATAATGGGAGTAGGAAGATATGACTTAATAAAACGTAGACAGGGTGGTGTGGTTGATATACCTATCATATTCTCATTTATACCAAAGCCAAATGATAAAGATTATTTCAAAGGGTATATAGTCAGATATTTTGTTCAAAAAGCAAATGATTCCAATTCTGTTATATATGAAGTTAGTAAAACAAACTACTCAAAAATAATATCATCTCCCATGTATGTTAATATTAAATTGGATTGGCGTTTAAGTGGAGACCCCATCGATGTAAAGAAATCCAACACAGCATCTTTACAAATAGCATCTAAGACTATTCCTAAGATTGCACTATACTTACCAAATCTTTTACAATTTCATAAGAAATAATTTGGTTATTCCAATTATTTTTCTTATATTTGTTAGATGATTGTAGTAGAATCTAATAAAGAGATAGAACATTTTATGCAAATGTGGGA